ATTACCGGGCTGAGTGTACTGCATACGGATTTGCGAGAAACCGTTACGGAATCCAATAGGAGCAGTATGAGTCATACCTCCACCTTTAATAGACAACGTATCAGATACAGGTGAGTAATCTTTGCTGAATAGTTTACCACTAGTAAGTTCTTCCCCAGGAATACCTGAAGCTAGAGCAGTGGCTCCCCATACTTGGCAACGATATACCCAATTGGTACCGGTAGCTACAGGATCTTCCAAAACACGCAAAGGATAAAGCTCGTTTTTCTCACCTACGATTACGTTTACATCTGAAAACCACATTTCAGGGAATACTAGATATACATCTGTTCCTCCTTGACCTATGTTTACATCAGCAGCGGTAATAAGCGTAGACAACGTAGCGTCTGTGTAAGCAGCTACTAGAGGAATATTCCTTTCAGAACTTCCAATAAGTTGCCATGTGTAATCGTCGTCAGTATCCAAATACAATGCGTCGATAGTATCAAGCAAGGTATCTAGAGTATTGCCATAAGCAGTAGACAACATTCGTGAAGTAATCTTAGAAGCTACTTGAGGCTTGGTCTGCCAAATGGAGCCCAAGTGATTCTTTGTAGTCATCCAAGACCAGGCTTTAGGGCCGTTGGTTTGTAAAAGAGATACTTTCATTTCAATAAAAGGGTTTAATTAATAATTTTAAAGTGCTTTTTCCAGTTCTTTCAGTTGCGCCATCAAGTCAGAATCGTCGATATAACTAGGAGTCATGCCTCCACCGAAATTAGATGATTTAGCGAGATTGGCTTCAAATTCTTCCACCGCTCTGCTTTTACTAACTCTTTTTAAGTAACTGAAATCTTTGAATCCATCTGTGATTTGAAACAAGTAATGTAACTTATGTTCAAACTCAATAGGGTTTTCCATCCTTGCTTTCATTAAAGCATTTAGCGGCCTTCCGTCATCTGTTTTGCCTACAATCTCAGTCATAGACTTAAACACTTTATCCGCTATTTGTTTATTAGGCTTAAACCCGGGAATAACTTCTTTATCAATGTCGTAAACTCTTTTCTTCAAGTCTTCGATTACCTGACTCTCTTGCTTTTCGGCAAGTTCTTTTTGCTTAAGAGCTTCTTCTTTTTTATGTGCTACAAGTGCTTTCTCTTCATCGATTAATAATGCTTTTGCCTCAAGAGCATCCGCAATATCTTCCTCCATCTGAATACTCCTTGAAGTGTATTTAGCAGCTTTATCTTTATCAAACCCTTTCTTCAAAAAAGAATTATAAATTAAAGTTTTGCGTAATTCCGCATTAGTCTCTATATCCTCTTGGCTTATTTTCTCTAGATAATCCAAAGTTTCAATATTTGAGCTTACTTCCTCATGTGGAATACCGGTGCGCAAAGCCTCTAAATAAGCTTTTTGTTTTTCATTAAGACCTTCAAACTCACGCTTACGTGCTTCTGCAGTTAGCATTTCATTGAGTTCGGCAAAGTCTTTTATCTTTAATTTAGAAGGATCAACCCCGGTCAGTACTCCTGCCTCTACCAAAGCAGACGTAAAAGAATGTAATAGAGCGTTTCCGCCCTCAGGAGACTTCTCGGGGTCATCCTCTTCTTCATACTCCGCTGTTACTTCAGGAGTTGTTGGTTTTGAAGGCTCTTTTTGTGTAGAGTCTTCTTCCGGATTTTCATTTTCTATATTATCCTGCACATCTTCTTGATCGGATATACCGCCAAAATCTGAGTCATCCATAAGCATAGACTCAAAATCTACAGAATCAAAAATGTCATTCTCGCCTTTCATAATTTACTAAGTTTACTTTGGTTAATAGATTACATTCTTCTTACAAAGGTAATAGTTCCCATTACTGTAATAATAGAATATACAACCTATATAAAAAAAATTTAGAGTTTTCTATAAGGAAAACCTTACTTAGAGGATGGTTTCGAGGCTCCTTTTATACGAGCAATTCTCTCTTGAGCAGCTAATGTCTTCTCTAATTTTAACTTCTCAAAGGATAATTTATCGTTATGCAAACGCTCATCTGATTGCATTTTTGGACGTGGATCTCGTGAACCGGCATTTATCTGGGCAACTTGAATATCTACATCTGCTTGTAAAGCGGCAAGATCAAATTTCAAATCTCTTTCTTCTTGTTTGTCTTTTGCCTCTTGTTCCATAACCTGAACAGCTATTGCTTGTTCTTGTTCTTGCTGACGCATTTGTTGCTCTTGCCTACGTTTTTCTGCCCTTTCAATTTTTCTACGAGTCTCTGTAAGGCTATTGCTCATAAATATATCCATCAGTTCACTGAAAGTAATAATGTTGGCTTGAAGAGCTTGCATAGCATTTTGCTTGAACAACTGATCAATCTCTTGTGCTTTTGGATGTGTAGTAAGAAATACCCCAAAGTCTGCATCTGTAAAACTTAAATCCTCTACATTGAAAATCTCACTAGTGTAATCTTCTAAAATGTACTGACGTTTTTTCGAGTTGTTTTTCAGGGCAATTTTAGCAGCATCTAGAAAAACATTCAAAGCTTCAATTTTGGATTCTTCATGCAAGTAAAACCAATACTCAGTGTTATGAGAACTTTGCATTACAGAACGCTCTACTCCTCCTACAGTCTCTCTGTTACTAACATTACCTAAACGCTGCTCGCTAATTCCAGATATCTCGCCAATTTGACGACGGATATATTCTAGCAAAGACAAATGTTGGTTTATGTATTGGCCTGTTTCAGCGTCTATAATGCTATGACCTGAATGACCCATGTTACCCGCAAGAGTACCTTTAGCGGGGCCTTCGTTTACAATCTTAAAGGAGTCTTTGACAATAATCCCTGCTTTTTTCATCATGGTAATTACATCTGTAACTTCCCATCCATCAGGAACCATCCCTAAATCAAGCTCAATAATTTTACCGGCGTTCTTAGCTAATGCTTCGTTTAACCTGTCGTAAACAATGTTATATAGATACTGCAAAGACTTCATCCGACTTACTAGCGGAAATGCTCTTTGTTCATTGATATTATACACTTTACCAATAATACCGGGATGACATTTACTAGGATTGCTTAACCTGCGAAATTGATGTTCACAAGGACCCATTTGAACATAAATGTTATCTGCAATTTTTACTCCTTCCCACCATTCAGAAATCCACATGTCTTCTGAAATCTCTCCCATTAACTCATCTACTATATAATCTTCCGCATGTATATCTACAAGCTGTTCTCCAGTAATAGGGTCAAACGAAGTTACTTTCTTTACTTTTTTGTAAGATTTCCAATAAACATGAAGTACCCTTACATTACCGTCTGTATCTGCAGGCAAACCAAAACTAGTTCCTAAACGACTTAAAGAATCTAAGTTGGCTTCTAGCAAAGGATCTGTCAAATTCATAATATCCCCGAAAATTGGGATAGGCTCTTGGTTATTTACAAACACATCATCTCTGTGAATGCTCTGACCGGTATTAAAAGAATACCTTTCTAAACGGTCTATGTCTGTAGGCTTTAATTTATCATGCCAACGATCTATGATTGCCCCTGGACTCCAATATTCATTTATTACAATCATATCAGAATCCGCAATGTTATTGCTACGTCCTGAACGTATAGTATATACATTCAAAGGATTTAGCTTACGCATCATAGGTTCATTATGGTCTATATAAACTTGATAAATCTCTTCTCCTTGAACCATTACATCCCTAAACCCTTCTAGGAATATTCTATCCATTTTATGCTCAAGCCAGTAATGTTTAAGAATTCGGGTAGCCGTTAATTCACGAATATCTTGATACTCGTAAGTAGCCCATTCTTGTAACCTTTCTAAATCTCTAGAAAACTGCTCGTCTGTTTTGTCAGTATCTTCCAGCAAGCTAACCAAACGCATCCGCATTTCTTGTTGCTTAGCCCTTTCTTTCTCCGATATAGCACTATCGTTTACTACAATCAATTTCCAGTCAAACCTACGTTTACTTTCTTCTCCTACTAGTAAATCTATACGGGGTGTAATTAAGGAATAGTTATTTACCCGTTCAGGCAAGAAAGCTTCTGCTTCTTCAAGACCGGTAGGGTTAATACAATGTTTCACATCCCACATGTGAATAATACCATTGTACAAATCAAGGTTTAGCTGTTTCTGCGTTAAAGAAAGACGCACGCTATTATCAGTAAAAAATCCTGAATTATCTAAAGCATCTACGTTTCTTTTTAACCAGTCTTTCCCTTTTGACTTTACCGGCAATTTTTGCCGAGGGATTGCCGTATTTAAGTTTCTCATTGGAGCGCAGAATTTTTACAAAGTTATTCTTTTATCCCGAATTTTTCCAGTAGCTTTTCGCGAGTAGTCCTCTTATTCAAATTTGCCGCAAAAAATCTGTCTTTACTTAAAGAATTGGAAATTTGCCTTTCGTCTTTAACCATTAATACATACTGTTTCATCTCTTCCCTGTAAATCATCAAGATACCCATAGAGCTTATACGGTCAAAGTTGCCGTCTATGTTCCATTTGATAGCTTCTTTAAGCAAAGCAATACTTCGAATAGTGTGTAGTTTCAAAATAGGCTGGTCGTTATCAGGAACTACATGATGACTCATCATCCAGTCAGCGAGTAATCTGCGCCCAAAAGCGTTTACGTGCTTTCCTGAAGATACTCCTTTACTCTTGTTTCCGTAGTTTACTCCTTTAGTCAGGTCAAGGTTTCTTAGTACTTGAGGATTATTTGCTAATCGATAAATTTTGTTCTTGTTGTAAAGATAGCTGTATAAGCCTTTCTTATCCTGCTCATACATGATACTAGCATTGTAAAACTCACACAATTTAAGACAGATATCGTAGAAAGCCTCCGCAGTACTAGGTCGTCCAGTGTATTCAGCTACAATTACATCTTCTATCAAGTCAAAAACAAATGCGCTTCCTAAAGAACTTGTAGTACTGTGATCATCATCATAGGGATCGACACCAATAATGTACCGGTAATATGGTATATCGTGTCCTTTAGGCATACTGAAAATCTCAATGGCTCCTTCTTTATATGCGCTCTCTAAAGGATAATCTCGTATAGGAGCTAATCCTGAATCAGGTTGCCAGGCTACTTTACCTGAGGATGTCCATACTAAATGCCCTACATAATGGCTACTTGTAAATCTTTGCCGGTCTACTTCTATCTCTGAAAGATGATTCTTCAACTCCTCAATAGGAAAGAAAGTCCCTTCTGTACGCATTACAGCTTGCTGTGGGGTAATAGGTTGCTCGGCTTTTTCTCTTGTTAAAGCCATAGGATCAGAATTGTTGTACTTAATAACCATCCATCCTTCAAGCAATTCTAGTAATGCTCCGATAACGTCACTATTTCCATCATCGTCATAATAACCTTCTCTATTTAGATATTCAGGAAAAAAGAAACTGCTTTGCGCTTTACCGGCATTTGCATCCCATACATTGTCTACTGTATAAATCTTATATCCTTTGGGCTCATAAAAAAAGGCTTCCGCAGCTTCAAAATCTGCGCCTTCTGTACCACCGGTACCTTGTGCAAGTAGCAACCCGAAGGCTACTTTACCTTGCATAACACTCTTGAGGGCTACCCTCCATATTTGTTTAAGATTTGGATAGGTACCGCTTTCTTCAAAAATGATAATCTTTCCCCGCTTTCCCCTTGCCCTGTCAGGATTATTTAATGTAGTAATCCCAATAACCTCACTTTTTTTGCCTCGCTCGGTATTAGTCTCAGGGTCTTTATAGCCAGACTTTTTATGCATTGGCTGATCTATCAAGCGCAATCGTGGCCATGGAGTATTATTAGCAATAAAATCTAAGTTATTCCATGTCTTTGTTAAAGTACCATCTTTGGTAAGGTATTCTTTTTCATTAGCCATTACATAACTTTTGCTGGCTTTTAATAAGTGATAGTTTCTACCTCCCATGCTTGCGCCTTTAAAAGAAAATCCTCTTCCCCTTGTCTTCAATAAATTTACATGCAATGCTCGCCTTTCTGCTTGCTCTATGTAATGATACCATAAGTAATCCCCATCCCAAACTTTAGGAAAATCGATTACACGCTCTGCTCTTACTCCATCCGTAGAATCCGCTTGCATATGTTCTCCGGAAACCTTTGTAAGTTCAATAGGACTGTAATTTAGGTAATAGTAATAATAACCCGAAATCCATTCTCCATCAGAAGGTCTTACATAACCTTCTAAACACCGGCGTTTTTCTTCGTCCCAAAATCGCCTGTACTCGCTTCCCCTTGATTTGTTGGCTCTTAAAAAAGTATAACAACCATGGTTTTGATAATGAATAGCCGCTTGCCGAAAATAGTCCATATCCTCTAAAATGTGAGGAGAAGTAATATCTACGACTATTCTTCCAAAATTATCCCGTTTTAAGTCTTTGGCTCTTTTACGATAAGGATCTATTAAACGTTTAATAAGTTCTACACTACTCAAGTATTCTCGCAACTCAGCTACCGTTTCTTGAGAATACTTCTCTAAAACTTCTTTATTAAGTTGGGTTTGATACTTGTTAAACTTATTATCAATCATCATCCTCAAATACGTTTTTACTCTTAGTTCCTCCTACACTGGTACCTTTTTCTTCTACTTGGTTTTTCACTAAAGCTTCCAACTCGTCTACTGTTGTAACCATGTCTTTTAACTGAATAAGCATACTCCGATATTTATTGATATCGTGTACAGGCTTATTGTGTTTATCCACTTCTAAAAAGTCTACAGACTCAAAGTATTCTGTAAGTTTAACCATACTCTTGCGAACTGCTTTGAGCAATCGCATACTCTGAGTCTCTGTAAGACTTTCATAAAAAGCAATAGCTTCCCATATTACAGAATCAGGCTTGTATTTCTCAGGCAATCCCAGACTTAAAGCTATTTGCCTAATCCTTTCATCTTTGTCTTCAATATGCTTAAAATCACTTCTGTAGTCTGCATAGTAATACACAAAAGCCAATTCAATAGGTGCCTTTGGCTTGCGTTGTACTTTGTCCCTTTGCCATATCTTTTTGAAGGGTACCAACGCATATGCTTCTGGACGTATCCATAATGAATAGTTGCGCATTTCCATTAACTCCATATCATTCTTGAGTATAACGGTCACTGAGTAACCCGGTAAGCAAAATTAACTCTAAACTTTGAGTAAGCATCAAATCTTTAGATTCTTGTGCAGACACTGATCTGTAAAAATCTTCCTTGCTGTATATCTGAGACGATAACAACATGCCATTGACTTTAATATGGCAATGTCCCCCAGGACGATTACCGACTGCCCTGCGAAATACCTCCAGCTTTTCATCTAGGTTCTCGGAATATTTCCACACTTCATGCACATAGCTAATCTCTGTAGGAGAATAGTATAGCATGTCTACTACCGTGTCGATAATAAATCCTGACTCTATGCCTATCTCTAGAGCGTTTTTCAGTAAGCGAGAGTAATCGGGGTTCATCCTATTCTAGTATTAACGGTTCTTTCCTTTTGATAATTCCTGCGGACATCTTTTCTTCACTCTCTGCATAGTAAATTAGGCTCTTGTCGTAATGAATCTCGTAGTAATCTCCACTTTCTTCATCTATACCAGTGTTATCCTCCAAATTTACTTGCGCTCTAATACCGGTAATAAAGCTTGCGTTTACCAAACCATACTCGTGCCCTTCCATGTAAATAGTATGAAGAACAGTATTTGGCCTTACTACATCCTTTCCGGATGACATCTTATCTTCTAACCAAAAACCTGCTGTAAAGTCTACTACATGACCTGGCTCTACATATTTCACATCCGGCCCTACCTTGAGCACTATCCCGTAAGGCAAATCCCCAAAGAATCCAAAGTGCTCAACTACCAACCCTTTATAGTTAGTCCTGTCTACCTTACCAAACAATACATAATTGCCTAAGGGATTATACGCTCTCCAGTTTCCAAAATTAGCTTTGGCTATTGTAAGAACTCTGCGTTGAGGATGTGCTTTCTCCCATTTAGGCTCCGGTGCCCCTCCTTCTAAAAATTCATTTTCACTCATTGTTTCTTGTTTTTATATTCATTTCTTAATTTTTTCTTGTAATTCTCCGCTACAGTCTTCTCTAGCCTCTTCTTTCTAACAGGAGCACTGCTAGTAAAAGAAGCAAAATACGGAAGGTGTATGGCAAAACTCTCGTCCCCTTTTATAGGAACTGAAGTTACTTTGTCATTAAAAGCCTTAAACATGCTATAAATAACCCCCTTTACTACCTCTTCCTTGTAGCCTGTCTTTTCTGCTACTTCTTTGTAAAGACTTTCTTCAAAATCTGTTTTATACCCTTTCATAGCTCTACTCAACCTTAAACAAAAAAGTTAAACTAAACTTGCTGTCTTTAATCTCGGGAATATATACCGGGTGTACCTTACCTCCAGTAATAGCCCCCTTTTTCTTTAACCGCCACACTAACGTATTTAACGCATAACGCTCTATCTCCAGCTTATCCGCTATCCTTTCACGTACATCTAACCCCTCCATTACTATATCCCATAACAACTTCTCATCACTTACCTTCTTCTTTAAGGAATAGTACTCCAATACAAACTCTGACAATACCTTCCCCTCTTGCGCAGTCAATTTACCAAAAGGACGTAGTATCTCAATATACCTCCGCACATTAATCCGTAAATCTCCCTTGATTCCTAACTGTCTTGCCATATCAAAATACTTCTATTATGTACAAATCCGTGTCTACTATTATCATGCTCACTTCATAACTGCTCCCAAAAGTCTTATTCCACATCTCTATCTCCTGCTCTATGTGTATCCCACTCTTTATCCAACTTTCCAACGTCCGGTAGTGATATTGCCTGTACATTTTACAACTCTGTATCATTTAACTCACATGCATTTAATATCACTACCCATCCCCCTCTCTCTATCAACCACCCCTTCTCCTGATAACTCTTCAACGTCCTCCGATCTATGTGCATAAACTGACTTACCCTGTTCAAGCTAGTAAATACTCTCCTGCCCGGCCCTAATACCTCCTCGCATATATGTACCGTCCTTCCCGTAGTCTTTCCCATGCCATAATCAATACCTTAACGGTGCCCCCCAATTACTCTGCAACACTATTCCCATGTAAATCTCTTTATACTGCTCCTCTGTATACCCCCTCTCCTTTGCATCCGCATACTGCTCACTATAATGAAAACACTTAAACAATGGCTCCCTAGGATATATCTCATGTATCTTCTCCTTCAATAAAAAGTTCCCATACCACGTATACTCACTAGGTACCATCAAAATTAAACTTTCAAAACTACTACCTCTACTAACTAACCACTGAAACATCTTAAATACCACATCTGAACTAATAATCACAGGACTCGGACCAAAACTGTAAAAAACTCTACCCCCTCCCATCTCTAAATAATCCGACACTCTTCTACAATGACTCTCAAAGCTATCTTTAACAGGATACTTAACCCCACCCACTTGCAACCATTCAAAAAATCCCCGCTCCTCATGCATCACTACATACGGTACCCCACTCCCATGTACAAAATCCCCCTCCCTAAATTCCCGTATAAAGTAACTGTCACTATCCAACACCACATATACATCACAATACCCCTTCAACCCAAAACTTAACTTGTCTACCTGCTGAACTAATGAACCTCCTAACCCCTCATACTTAGAATCCTGAGAAGCTATTACACGTACCTCCCCCTTAAAACCCTCCCCTACAAAATCTCGTACCAAAGCATAAAATACCTCAAAATCACTTAAAGTTACCTCCACATATAAAGGCAACCGGTCTTCATTATACCTCCCCACACTATCCAACAAAACACGAAACCTCTCCATGTCCCCAGAATATGTCCTGCAATACAACGCCAAAACCTTTTTCATAACTACAGAAATTTAATAAACCATACTTCTTCAAGCATAGGCTCTTGCCTTAAAAGCCATTTTAAGTACTTTTCTTGCTTATTAAAGCTTAACTCCCCTTCCTGTAATACATCTTTATCCTCTCGCTTTACGCGCACATCCCCCGCAAACACAAGAGTATCCTCAAGCCGAACTTTCTCGTGCGCTACCTTTGCCCCTAAAAAGCGTAAAATAAACCGTATAACTCCTGTACTAGGATTTACACAATAACTAACATTAACTAAAACAGCACTGGAAGAATCCCCCCCTAAAACCCTAAATAACGCTAGGCACTCATAACGAGGAAAATCCTTTTGTAAGCTAATCTGTAATATCTCGCCTTTATCACTCATAATTTATCCCCTTTTCTGTACATCCAGTGTACAATTCCACCGCAATAATACGGTAATAACCCCATACACACAATA